GCAGAGACTACTCTGTCATAAACGTTTTCAAGTTCAAAGCACTACCTCTTAAAATGTTGGAACCAGTTAAGGACTTCGTAAAGAATGAAACCGATATTTTCTCGCTTGTGCAAGTAGCAACATTTAGGTCAAATAAAAAGGATATTAATCAATTCTGCAATTCATTAGAGCACTTATTGTTCAAAGTTTTTAATCCGGACAAGGTTAGGCTTCTAATAGAGCTTAATCATAAGGGCGAATATGTTATGGACAAGATAACAAAGCATGAGCTCTACTGGCCAGGTTTGCTTATTTTTTCAAAGCACACCGAGGCTGCTCAAAACTGGAAACCTGGTCTCAAGTTAACGGTCACGAATAAAATTAAATTCTGTGAAAGATTTAAGTATTTAGCAGCAGTAAGTAAGATTCTACCGAATGAGTTCAAGACTGTTCACGAATTGGGTTCTTTCGGGAAGTCAAGCAATGGCACGTATCGCAGTCAAAGCGGCAATGATGATCTGGCCATGACGTGCGTTAACACGTCAGCCTTTTTCGAGTCACCTAACTTTTGGGAGATTGCGAATGAGGAGATTGAGAAACAACCTAAGGATTATATGGAAAGAATCTATACCGATTTCCTAAGCGAAGTGTACGTTAAAAAAGATTCAAAGTACGATTTTGGAACCCTGCGCTCACTAAATTCAGGAGGAGTCGCCATTGGCCCAGGAAAGAGTACAAAAATTGACGATAACTACGTATCGCACTACAGGGAAACCTTTCAAAAATTCTACGGAGGATACGATGAAGAAATTGGATGAAGTACAGGCCTACTTGGCAAATAAGCGAGAAATTTACGAAAAAATAGTCAACTCAATTGATTCTGCGATACAGAGCGGAGCCGGTAAGATCTACCTAAAGGATCTTAAGTTTATGGAGGAAACAGTTGATGCCTTTGCTAACTCTGAGGAATGGCCCGACTGTCTTAAAAAGGCCAAGTTGTTCTTTGAAAGCACCGAAGAGTATGAGCTCTGCCAGGTGTGTAAAGACCTCCTAGCTAAAATCGAAAAATAATTAAATTCTTTTGCATGGCGAACGGTAATTCTAAAAAAGTGGCAAAACAGCCTTCTGAGATTACAGAAAGAGATTTGCGTGAAGTATCTCTCAAACCTACTCAGCACCAGTACTTCAACAAGATATTGTCAAATGAGATAACATTTTGTTACGGCCCAGCTGGCACGAGCAAAACATTTACAGCATGTCTAGCAGCCCTTGAGCTCTACATTTCAGGTAAGATACGAAAGATAATTCTGTCTAAGCCAATTCAGGAGTCAGGTGAAAAGTTGGGATTTTTACCAGGTGAGATTAAAGACAAAATCGATCCGTTCATGGAAAGTTATCGATCTAATTTGGCAAAGATGCTCATAAACCCGCAACAAGTTCACTGGCTTGAGAGTATGGGGATAATAGAGTTTAGGCCTCTTGCCTATATGCGAGGCGCAACCTTTGATAATAGTCTAATGATATTGGACGAGGCTCAAAATGCGGATTTTAAGCAACTTATGCTCTTTCTTACTAGGATGGGAAAGGACTCAAAGGTCTTAATTTGCGGAGACGTAAGCCAATACGACATAACTAAGAGTAAGGTAGCTTTACCGGACTTTATTAAGCTAATGAGCGGAATCCAGGGGCTTGGAATTCACCAATTCGGAGATGCAGACATTGTTCGAAATAAAATTCTAATTCAAATAACTGAAAGGTACGAAAAATGGAAGGATGAGAATCCTAATCACCAATTTTTTAAGTAGAATTAACCTATAACTCTAAATAAAAATAAATGGAACTAAACGCATACAGCAAGCTCAATCGGCAACTAAACGACGAAATGCAGCAGCTAGCGGAAAAGATTAAAAGTGGAGAATACACAGAACGCGATCGAAACAGGCTATCCTCAATCATGTATCCAAAATTGAGATACTTCATTTGGAAGTTCTTCAATGATCAGGATGAAACTGATGAAGTGCTGCACAATTCACTTTTTAAGATATTTAAGGGCCTCTCTTCGTATAATGCTAAATTTAGGTTCACGACCTGGATCTACACAATCGCAAAGAACGAATCTCTGCTTCACCAACATAAGCGTAAGACGCAATTCGCGATTCGTCTCGATAACATGCTTAAGCCTCCGGCAATAGAAGATAATTCTTTTACGAATTTTGAGATGGAAACCTACCTGGATTCTCTATATCAAATGACAACTTCTGAAATGAATCTGCTTCCAGACAGCATTGAGAAATCCATTCTAATTGATAAAGAGGTGTACTTGATGAAAGGCAATGAGATCGCTGAAAAGTACAGCATGAATCTCAACACGGTCAAAACCAAGATTAGAAAGGCTCGTAAAATGGTTAAAGACAGGGTTCTTCAAAAAAATCCTCACATGCTAGATAATCTAGAACAATACTTCTAACCGTATGTCAGTAATTAACTTTCTAAGCCCAATTGTTTTTTGGAAAACCATAAACCGGGTTGTTCGAAACTTTCTTAATCAAAAGTTCTATGGCGAAAAAATGAAGGCTCTCGAGGAGTCGGGCCTTCTAAAGCAGTATGGAATGCGGCTTGACTCAAGAAATAGAGCGTATTACGTAATTAATTTAGAGCCAGAGATCCTACTAATGGGTTCAGATGTTTTAGATCTGGAAAAAAGCAAGGTGTACGAATCCATAAACTTGAGGAGACCGATGCTAGACGACGCTGAGCTAAGCGAATTGGTTGAGATTAAGACCGAGAGAATAAAGAACGCAGACTACTACGCGTACCTAATTCAGGTCAAGTACAGGCCGATGGCCAGCGGCAAGGATCTACTACATGCAGCACTCTGGCCAAGTCTTTTCATAGTTGCCGCCGTTTATGCATTTCAACTTGCAAACTTATTGATTAATCAACTCGGCTATTGACTTTTTACAGGCGTTTTCAGATAAATAATTTTGAAAACAAAGTCCTTAAAAAGATCATAAAAAATGCCAACTTTACAATCAGCTTTAACGCTTAAGTCAAGCACTCTTTTCCCGGCAGCAATTGATTTCTCTGTTTCTGCAACGTCAGATATTAGCGGAGATACCAGCTACGGAAAGGTTAACCTAATCAAGGGTACAAATACCCTACTACACTCTTCTGCAATCGGCGGAAAGGGAACATACGTGTACGTTAGCTCCCCAACATCAAACTCGAAAGCAGGTGCAATTAACATCTTCGGCGAAAATTCGCTAGTTGATGGAGAGCCGATTGCGACTCTCTATGCTGGAGAATTCGCAATTGTGCCAATCTCAAAAAGACAGGGCCGAATCTATGCTACCTCAACCAACGGAGTGCAGACCCTAGACTACATCATCGGTAATCGCGGTGAGACTATCGGCCAGAGCGCCCTATTCAAGTACTCCACATCAGACGGTGATTGGCATTACGAGGTGTCAGATTCTGCTGCAGCTGAGGCAAATGCCACTTACAACACGAGTCTCACCACACTAGCATACGGCGATTTCGACATCGATAGTATTGTTCAAGATAAAGGGTATCTCTTGGAATTACATGAGGGCGGCGAGTATATCGCATACCCAATCGATTCAAACGGCAAACCTGTTTCGCATAATATGCCTAACGACGTTATGGATTCTCCACGGTATGAACTAGGCGGTAAAGGTCATGCATTCTTCTATGGTGATGTCGATCCAACCATTTCTCACTTCGACGGAGATACTGTGAATACCTATGTTTTTCCTAATGCTACAACCTCTTACCTAGAAAGTAACTATGATTATGCAACGGCAGACGGATCATTCATAGCATACGTTGAAGACTACGAAGGAGTTACCGATCAAGAAGCCGTTTTTGTTATTAATGGAGCACGCAAGCACATGCTTAGCAGCATAAATTACGGCACGAGCAATAGCGATTATGTGGAGACTTACGTTTACTACTTTGCGAACTTTATTGTTCATGTAGTGTTAAACGATGATACTTCAACATTCATAAAAACTTTGAATATTTTTAGCACGGCTGGAGTACTCTTAAAGTCAGTTGACATTCCATCAACCTATGATGACTTTAACATTGACTTTCATGGAATAGGTAAGTGCTTTATCTCAATGTATAGCAGTAGCGATATCAACTTGCCATGGCTTTTCTTCCATTACGATCAGGCAACTAATCAGCTAATCGGAGAGGACCTTACCTGGACTCATGAGCGCGGCAGCAATTATGAATCAATCAATGTAATAAGCAGCAGATTATTCCTAGACAGTGATTCTAATTACGAATCATCTGCTCTAGCTGCAATCGTTTATTCAGACACAGACACCAGCTCGAATATAGCGTTTAGGAATGTTGATTACGCTGATCTGATCTACTTGTTCAACGGGGAAACTGTTCCTTCTTCTTACTCGATTTGGGATACTCCCGGCACTGATTTTTGGATAAACACAAGTGAGGCCAATACAAATTACAATGGCTGCATTGTCACAGGGTCGGAGATCTACATTCCATGGGCACCAGCAGTAGATGAAGGAGACCTTAACTTATTGAGAGTAGTAAAAGGCTCAGCACCTACGTCGGTTGTCGTAGTTGATCAGGAACTGGTTATTAGTCCAGCTTCTTCCAGCTCAGTTAGGCTCGAAGGATTTGACGGAAAGGCTATGATTGCGTATCGACTCATTACGGGTAAAACCGTTTACAAGATCTTCGGCAGTTCAGGAACAGCCGCTCTTGCTACGCTAACGATCGACAGTCCTGGCGAATGGAACTATCGGCTTAGGGGAAAGTCACTTTTCATTAGAACATGGGGATTATCTCCTAGTAACCGTAACTGGTATCTCAATGCTAGCACCAACCAGTTCGTTGAACTTTCGACTTTTTATTCCCAGCGGTACTACCTACACGGGACTTCTGAGAATGGCCAAAACACTGGTTACATGGTTCTGGTTAAGCCCGATTACTATGGGTCAGGCAGCTCTTGGACAGCCCGAATTTTAAATAATGGAATTCTTGGAGCAGACCGTACGCTACACTCATCTAGTACAGACGTAGACGACTATGAAATTGCATTATCCTCACAGGGTCTCGCTTTCGCCTACCAGCAGACTGGCTCAAGTGACTGGGCTGTTAAGTTCTTTAGTGAGGCCGACCTTTCGCTTTCCTACTCGGTCGATACAGAATGCTCTAACTTGAATGACTATGGTGCTGCAGGAAATCGAAACTATTGGATTTTCTACACAACAGGCAATGAGTACAGACTCTTTTCTTTCTCCAAAAACAGCTGCGCAGTTAAGGACGTGCCAGAATCGGCCGACCGCGACTTCACCCTTAACGACTACTGGTGGTGGGATTAAAACTTTGTAAAAAATAAAAATAGAGGTAATCATGATTTACACAATAAACGTAAAAATCGCAAAAAGAGTTGATTTGAATGCTGGAGAGTTTGGAAAAAATGGTGCTCCATTGGCTGAGGACATTGCTAAAAAACAAATTACTCATAAAGTATTTAGACACAAGGCGGTCGGCGAACTAACTGCTGCTCAAATAAAGGATCTAGTTTCTCAGCACCTAAACCTGCCAAACACTATCGAAGACGTCGTTTTAACAAGCAACGGAAAGATTGTAAATGGTTCAGACCTTGTTAAAAGCTATACCGTTGTATACAATGGTATCCTGCCAAAGGACCAAGCTTCTCAAACTAGCGAAACTACGACTGAGGCTCCAATTGTCGAAACTACGACTGAGGCTCCAATTGTCGAAACTACGACTGAGGCTCCAATTGTCGAAACTACGACTGAGGCTCCAATTGTCGAAACTACGACTGAGGCTCCCGCCAACTAATCTGACCTTAAAAAATTTAATACTAAAATGCCAACTTTAAAAGCAACAATCACCCTTGAATCTTCGAATCTTTTGGCAAGCGCGCTTAAGAGTTCAAAGGCTGTAACCGAGGACGTTAACGGAGGCGATGTCATATTCGAGCAAAACCAAATCCCGGCAGCTCAATCTGAAATCCTATTTGATTCAACTGAAGCCGCTGGAACATTCGGGGTTCTGTATTTCTACTGCGAATCTATTTCAGGTAACTCAGGTTATGGAGTAGATATTGAAATTAACAATAAGAGTCAGGATTCAGCGATCTTCGCTAGGCTCCTACCTGGTGACTTTGTGTACCTGCCGCTTTATGCAGCCGATGCTCAAGGAATAACTGTATCGGCCGCAAACACTGACCCTTCTCAGCCGGCGACTATTAACTACTTTTTCGGTTCAAAGGATTAATTCTAAGACCTATTTCACTAAGAGCCATCGTATGATGGCTCTTTTTGTTTGATAAATAATCAAAAAGACATGAATATGAATTTACTAAACGTTCATTTTAATAAGATCGTGACCGTTTTTCTTCTTGTGATCTTTGTTCAAGAGTGCTCAAACTCTAGCAAATTAGGAAAACTTGAAAAGCAGGCAAAGATCCAAAGCGCTCGCCTTGATTCAATATGTTCACGCAATGAACTCTTTAAACAGGTTGAAATTGAAGGGTTGAAGGCAGAGAAAAGAATGATTCAGTCGACTGATCGTACGATGCTCGACGTTAACCGCCAAGCCGAGATCGATATTCAGCTTAAAAAGTTGGAAAAATAATGAACGCAAAGCTTACAAGGTACTTCATAATCGGCACCTTTGTCACTTTGTACCTTCTTGTTTCGTGTATCTCTACAATCCACGTAATCGACTTCTTTAAGCTATCAAACCCAACCTGGCTTGCTGTTAGTTTAGCGGTAGCCTTTGAAATAGGAGCAGCGGCCTCGCTTGCTTCTCTAATAACCTTAGATAAAATGAATAAGGGTATCGTCTGGAGTTTGTTCGTGATCCTTACCCTAATGCAGGCAATGGGAAACGCATACTATGCATACGTTCACCTGAATGGATTCCAGGGATGGATAGAGTTATTTGGACTAATTGACGAAGAGTTAATATACCAAAAAAGATTTCTGTCAATCGTTAGCGGCGCGATTCTACCGATTGTTGCATTAGGCTTCATTAAATCTTTAGTAGACTACATTAAGCCTGAATCAGAAGAGCCTGTCGTTGTGCCGGAAATACCAGAAGACGCGATTAAATTAGATACGAAGACAGCCGATAACGTGCAGTCTACCGTTGAGAAAACAAAGAAAGAATTAACAAAAGAAGAATCTCAGATAGACGGTTCTAACTATGAGTCGGTTAAACCAGTCGAACAGTCTGTCGCTAAAATCAATAATAGGCAAGTCTTTCAAATAGATAATCATGAATCAGTTGACTCCCGATTAGCTAGAGGACGTGCAAGATAATACGAAAAAAGTTAATTCTAAATGGCCTACATTAAATACAACGACGACCCGCTTGCAAAGAGAGTTAGCGACGCTTTTGCTAACCTATGCACGTCAGTTCCGAGCAAGAAAGCGGTCAGGCTCATCGATAAATGCTTTAGCATCTACGATGGGTCAAGCAAGGAATCGAGTTTTTGTGAGTTCGGTAACCTTCTCTATCCTAGCGATAGCAGCGCCCTAATTGATTTTGAGGTTTGTGCTGGAGAAACTTTATCAATATATGATAATGACACTGATAATATTCCGTCGTTTGCGCCAGTCGACACACCAGCAAATTACCCATTTGGGCAGGGTGGAGAATTCATTCAGTCGGTTACCGATGGACTAGGCGGAGCAGATCTATACTTTATAGCTTCAGCCGATCGTAACTATGCGAGAGGCTGCCTATTATGGATTAAGTATCCAGTCAAGGACAAGAACGGCGATGACATTCTACCTGCTGACCAGGAATGTCAGCTAACTTTTACGAATAGACTTTTAGAAACCAACTCAATACCTCTTCATCAAATGTTTGCACACTTCGTCAATCCTGAAACTCGCGGAGCTGACAGTCTAATAAATAAGATAGAAGTGACCAATCCAAACAGCGACTTTAGCATTAAAGTTTCAGGATTGGTCATATACGTTAAAAGTAATAGTGATCCAAACGATTGCTCTTGCTAAAAAACTCTAATTTGTGCTAAATGGATCCAGTCGCAAAATTCTTAAGAACTCATAATTCTGCTTCCGATAACGGCGTGAATTACACGCCAGCTTTTACCGATGGATCAGGTTTCGGAAGCACATCAGGTTCAATAGGAACCTGGACGCCGAATTGGTTTGCAATTCATAATCCGTC